CAGTGTTATTACCAATCGCCAGCACTTCCGCAAGAGTGTCAACCGTGCCAACCTGTGCATCAACATACGCCTTAATAGACTGTTGTGTGGCTAAAGCAGTAGCACTGTCTCCAACTAGATCGTCTTGGTCAAGAATTGCGTCAACCGCTACGCCTGTTGCAAGCGTGATACCACCGTCTTTCAGCAAAACGCTATCAATCGTTACGCCGCCAGCAGCCGTGATTTCGTTAACCGTATCGACATTTAGATTACCAGTAGCGGTAATCGCGCCAGTAACGCCAAGGGTACCTGCAATTGTAGTGTTGCCATCGGCGGAAGAAACCTGAACTTTGTCAGTATTTATTGCGAAGTTACCAACTACATTCGCTGCGCCTGTAAGCGTAGTATTACCTGAAACACTTAGTGTGCCGCCAAATACGGCATCCCGAGATAAAAACAAATCACGTGGGCGTGTAGCACCTGTCTTACCAATATCGTACGTATCATCGGTAAACAACAAATCAGACGTAGTAGTAGCGTTAATTGTTAACGTGTCAGCGGGGTCATCACCAATTATGGTGTCGCCAGAAATCGTAACGTCAGTAGCTGTAATAGAACCAGTAAGTGTAGGAGATGAAATAGTCGGAGATGTAAGTGTTTTGTTTGTAAACGTCTCAACGCCCGCTAAAGTAGCAAGTGTGCCTGTAGTCGGAAAAGTTACGTCGGTTGTGCCTGTAGTTGTCAAGGTTAACGCATTTGCGCCAGCAGTAGTTAATGCGCCAGCAGTAGTTAATGCGCCAGCAAGAGATACCGTGTAGTCTCCGACAGACAAAGAGTTAATGTTTGTGACAGCTTCTACGACGTTTGTACCGTCGCAAAACAAAAGCATCGCCTTACCTTGTGGAATAGAAATACCTGTACCAGCGGCGGTCTTGAGCGTTACAGCACGGGCATTACCCGTGTTGTTTTTGGCAATGTAAATCTTAGAAAGCGTAGGGCAAACAACAATACCATTGTCGGTAAGCGCAGTTCCTGAATCTGTGAACTCCAGCATCGCACAGCGAGATTCGGCAGTGAGGCCGTCCGCAGTAGTTAATGTATGTGAGTTAGCCGTCCACGAGTTGATAACCGCACGCCCTGCGACGGCTTGTTCAATCATAGAAGTGATGTTGTCGTTAACTACATCCCCCCATGTGCCGCTAAGTTCCCCCTCTACAGGAAGAGCAAGTTTAAGAATCGGTGTATATTGCGTTGTCATTTAATTAACCTCATGCGGCTATAGCCTCCCAATCTGGAGTCTGTTCTCTTGACACGTTACCCCAAGAAGGCGTTTGAGTGCCACTAATATTTTGCCAGTTAGGGTCTTGATTGTCATCAATTTCTCCCCAAACATTAACTCCGCCAACAAATCCTGTTGTTTGAACACCTACTACAACAACATCTGCGTTAGCTTTAGCTACTACAGTACCTAGTTGTGTTTGTCCATAAACTCCAGTTACCCGCTCTACTATACCTAATTTTACAAAGACAGTGCCGATTGTACCTGTAGCTGATAGCCCAGAAACCGCCACATTTGCGTCGGAAGTAGTAGAGACGGTGCCAACGGCTCCAGTTGCGCTTACCCCTATAGGGTAGATATTTGCAGTGCCCGTAACAACTACGGTGCCAACATTGCCAGTGGCGCTAACCCCTGACGGATATACATTCGCTCCAGCAACTACTGCTACGACACCAACAGCGCCTGTAGCTTCGTTACCTGTTACCGCTACATTAGCCTCGGCAACTACGTTTACTGTCCCTATATTACCAGTAGCTTCAAGCCCTGATGGTTGGACAGTAGCCGCTCCACTAACAGAAACGGTTCCTAAAACCCCAGTAGCTTCTACACCATTCGGGGAAACATTTGCTTTAGCGACAACAGATACAGTACCAACTGCGCCTGTAGCTGAAACACCATCAACTTCTACTACTATAAGGTCAGTGCCCCAAGAGCCTTGGCTCCAAGCAGCTCTACCCCAGCCTACGTATGTAGTAGAAGACGGCATTTAATCACCCTAAGCAATCCTGATAATAGCGTCAGATGCGTTCGCGGTTGGGAACTGAATAGTAAAGTCACCCGCCGTAGACGTTTTATCTGCGCCAAAATCAAGAACCGCAACAGCAGGATTAGTCCCGCCTGATTGGTAAATTAACGCCCCGCGAGCAGTAATAGTTGCTGTAGCCCACGTAGTGTCTGCAAAATCCAAATATGCTGTGGTGCCAGAAGTAGTAGGTGCTACAACTGTTAAGGTGTTACCCCCCGCTGTATACCCTGTACCAGATACTTCATTGGTTACACTATACACTGTAGTAGTTGCACCAAGGGTAGCTGCACTAGTATACAAAGCGATTTTAAATGTTTGTGACGTATCTGAACTGAAATCCATCTCGCCATCGAGAAGGGCCAGTTTAAAAGAAGTACACATTGCCTGCGAAATTGCCATTTTTTATCTCCTAACTTACTGTACTGGGACGCGGACTTGACCAGAACGATACGCGTCTTCTCTAAGTTTACCGTCCCCAAGATTTTTGAGTAGTTTAATTGCTTGGACATACAGTCTTTCGTACATCTGAACAACGTCTTGCTCACCCTTCATAAAACGAACTGCCTGAACAAGCGCCCCGTTTAATAGCGCAGAATCAAATTCGTCACCTAACCACGTAGTGCCAGCGGTAACAATAGACTCTGGGTAGTACCCATAATGTAGTTCCATAGTGTAACCACTATTAGGAGTTGGGCCAAGGATAAACGAATCGTCGTCAAAATATGCGTAATGCTTCGGCAACCCAGTAGATGTAGGAGTTGGATACGCTTCGCGGATAAAATTGACGTCTTTATTCAAAAGGAAGTGATACTCCCCCGAATCATCAATAACAGCTAAGGAATAAGACCAAAGAAAGTCTGACGGAATAGATAGATACTTGTTGCTAGAGGTTAGCGTGCCAGTAACGTTCTTCCGCAACGCAGGAATCTGAACTGTGTTATATATAGTCTGTTCAGCTTGTTGCGTGAACATAGCGAGCTGGTCATCTGTGAAAGTAGTTTCACAAATGTCTTGGATGTCTATTTTCAGCTCGGTATAATTCATGTTTTACGCCATTGGCCCGCGAGCCATAGTCCCTTTTGTAGCTGCACCAGTACCACGAATTTTAATACCCGTAGTTTTGACCCCTTTCATATCAGGCTTAGGGCCGTGTCCACAGGGGCGCACGCCTTTATCCTTGATAACTTTTACTTCTTTCATCCCAAAAACATTCATTTTGTCACTCCTACGTAATGTTTATCGTAACTTGGCCTATATATCCAGTACCAAGTAACGTGTTAGGGGTTAATCCGTATGGATCACTCCCCCCACCAACAGGGTTCCAACCCCATTGAATGTCTCTACTGCTTTGGTTCCCTGATACCCCAAGGCTTGTATCCACTCTAGGATTGCGAATAGCTTGCGGGTCGTCTACAGGGAACTCTCCCAACCGTAGCTGTGGTTGATCGGGATTCCAACATTCTTGACACGCTTTTATATTCGTGTCTCGACCTTTAACAATAAGGCTACGCAACTCGCGGAGTTTGTATTCAAATCCGCAAACATCGCAAAGTGCGAGGGCCTTACGAGCTGACGCAAACCTATTGCCCATCCTACATTCTACCTATTCTAGGCACAAATCGTGCGGAGGTTTTTTCCCTGTCTTCCCCAGCAGCCAGTTCAAACTGTTCTTCGTATGCTTGTTTTAGCATAGGAATGCGTTCAACTAGTTCAGGTATCTTCATAGCAATATAGAACGCAAGTCCTGCCACTAATACAGGCAAGAATCGAAAGTTCATATCCGAAGTCTGAACACCACTTCCAGCGTCCTCAATACGACGCATACGCCAGTAATACAGAACGTAGTTGTCGCTATCTGGTACAGGCCACACGTTTACTACAGGCGCGTCACGTAGCCGCTCAATGTAGAGTTGAATTGGCCTACCCTGAGATAACTTGTTAGGGATAGACGCGTAGGTACTTACACTAATACGACTTATAGTAAGATCAGATTGCGTTGCCGCATTGCCTGCACCCGTACGGATTTGGTGCTCCATCAAATCTATTGTATCCGCAGGTAGCACATATGCGGACGTACCTTCGACAAGATTTATTGTACCCTCGTCGATTGTCCACATATTAATGCCACGGTTCTGCCACTCAATAGTCATCAAGTTCATAGACCGTCTAGCAGTACGTAGATCGTACCCCGAACGCATTTCACGGCCCGCACGCTCCCACGCTTCTTCAGCGATCTCCGTGAAGTCCATGTTAAACGTTGTGGTACCGGATGTCGTCATTGTTACTTCCCAGCCTTCTTAGCAGCTTTTGGTGCTTTTGGTGCTTCCGATACTTTAACAGGGGGCTGCATTTCTGCGAGCTTTGCTTCTGCTTCCGCTTTGCTCATCAACGCAAACACAACAACGTCGTATCCACCATCGGCATTTTTTGTGCCTATCTGGTAAACTGGCTCCCCTGTAGAGAACCTACCATTTTGGAAAACTTCCATCACTTCTTCTCCTTCCGCTTTGCTGGGGATACCTTACGCGGTTTACCCGCAGGTTGCCCCAGTTTCTTTTTCTCGGCTACTTTTTTGCGCTTTTCACCCGCGCTCATCTCACCGCTTGTTTTAGGAGTTTTACTACTTACACGTTTCGACGGTCTACAATAAGGTGTCCCGCGTGATTCCCCTTCTTTACGTCCGCAAGCCTTACCAGTACGCACATCCTTCCAGTCCTCTTTGAACCAGCGTTTAAGTGCCGCACCTTTCTCTGTCTTGCGAACTGCCATTATTTCTTACCTTTTGCTTTCCTACATTTGGCGATTGCTCCCGACGCGTATGCTGAAGGAAACACTTTGTATTGTGACTTTACCTTGGTATAGCACGAATCTTTAACCGTGCCCCCAGCTTTATACCCACAACCGCAATCGCTTTTCTTGTAGTACCTACGCATTAGGAACCTTTCATTGTCACCATTTTAGCAGCGCGTGTACCTTTTGTAGCGCAACCAGAACCGCGAACTTTGCCGCCTTTTTTGTATGCTTTAGCCTGCCCGCCTTTTTTCATACCCATGCTTGGAGCAGCAGGAGCGGCACCACCACCAGCGGCACTAGCAGCAGCCATTTTGGCCATCATAGCGCGTTTACGCTTTTCTTCTTCGGACATAGGTGCTCCACCCATAGGTGCTCCACCCATAGCGCCCATTCCACCAGCGGGTGCAGTCATACCGCCACCCATCATTTTCTTAGTGCTCTTTTTCATAAACTCTTCTCCTACAGATTTTGAAACGCCAGCTTTCTTGGCGAACTTCGGGTTGTTTGCTACAGCAGCCATAAACTTGCGTTGTTTTTTGGATTTTACAGGCATGGCTACCACTTCACCTTATCAGCCCAGTACGCGGCGGAACTTTTGCCTTTAGCAATGTTCTTACCGTGCCTAGATTTGAACGACTTTCGTTTAGCTTTCATACGCGCAGACTCACCCTGTTTAGGTTTACCTGCGGTACTAGCACCTTGCTCACCAAAACGAATTACTTTTTCTTTGCCCCCATCACATGCTTTTACCACATGTGACTTTTTGGGGTGCGAAGGCGTACGACGGGGTTTATTACAGCCCATACTGGCTTTGTCTATTTTGCCACCAGACTTGTAATAACACCGCATAAGTACCCCCTAGCTATAGAAGACAGTCATTGCGCTAATATTGGTCATAGCAGTGATAAGCACGTCGTCTTGGCAACGAATACCCCAGTCAGGAATGTTTACTGAGTGAGAGTCAGACGCCAAAAAGTCTAGGTCTAGTACAGTCGATCCACCACTACCATCGGTAATAGTTAAACGTCCCGCACCGTCCGCTGTGGTTAACACTTGGACCTGACGAATACGTGCAGGGCCTACGCCAAGAGAAGCGGCTGTTGTAACGCGTTTAGATTGAACATCAGAGTTAGACATACCAGCCTCCTATTAGCTAAGGGCGGCACCAACAGCAGTAACCCAAGCAACGCCAGTGTTAATTACTATGCAATATTCGTTATCGCCTGCGCCATTGTCGCTAACCATATAAACGGTTCCGACTGCGGTACTCGCAGCGGTCGGCAAGTTGGCAGTTGTAACAACGGGAACCTGAAAGCCGTTATTTGAACGGACTGGTCCCGAAAAAGTAGATAGAGCCATGAGAATCTCCTGTCGTGGCAAGTGTCAGCCGCACCATGCGACTGTCAGGGATAAGTATTTTATAACACAAAAAAAGAAAGGGGGCAATAGTTTGCCCCCTCCTTAATTACGCACCGGGTGAACCGTAAATTCCGAGAGGATCAGAGACCCCGAAAGAATAACGCTCACGAGCCTTGTAGCGACTATTGCCAGTATCGAAGTCTGCATCCATAGAAGTAGACATCGGGGTACGAACAAAGTGCTTCAGGCCGTTAGGCACATCAGTCATCAAGAACCAAGCATTGGTATCTGTCAGGTAGTGGTTAACGGAATATCCTTCAGGGATAGAACCGTTATTGCGGATGGCGTTAATATCGTTATCCGCAGTGCCTACGCGACCCTCAGTATCCAACAAGCGAGTTGCAACGAATTGCAGTGCTGACGGGATAATGAGTTTCTTGGGCTGAGCAGCAATCAACAAGCCACGCTCATCTGTCCACTGGCTGATTGCAATAACGGCGGCTTCAAGAGAAGTCTCGTTAAGGTCAGCAGCGACAGTTGGGCGGTTCGAGTTGGTGCCACCAGAAACAAGTGGATGCGCTGTCGAACAAAGAGTTTGGCCGTCACCATAGGTGTTACCAGCAAACGCGTTGTTAAGAATAGACGCAGCCTTAACTTGCTTAGTGTACGCCATGGCACGAGCCAATGCTTTCGTATAACGAGCAGACAGTGAGTCATACAAGTTATCTTCGATGGCTTCTTCAGTAATACTGAACCCCATCGCAATTGTCTCGTGAACGTAACGTGCACTCCATGCTTCCTGAGCATTGTCATATTCGATGGCTGAGCCTTCGTTTTTGACAGGTGCTGCTGAGAAACCTGATAGCTTAGTTTCTTCCTCAAACGAGCGATCTGAGGATTCGGTTTCAAAAATTTGGGCGTGCTCTTCGCCGTATTTTGCGTATTCCAACCCAAACAATGCGTTTAGACCGGGAAGTAGCTCTTTAAGGAGCTGGGCGCGTGAAATAGCCATTATTTATTCCCTCCTATACGCCAGTTAAGTTATTCATCTGATGCCCTGCGTTCCATTTAACGAGTGCTTCAGTGTAACCACCGGATGAGTTTTTGGTTTCCGCTACAAGGCTCACAATACGCAAAGGCAGTGTGTTTGTTGTAGCAGTCGTGTCGGAAATACCGCACCTAGAATTACCAGTAGCAGTGTCACCAGCATTGTTAATCATTGCGACGTTTGCACCAATGTCTGTAAGCGCGAGGTCTCCAATAACTGGCGTAGCGCCAGCAGCAGAAGACAACACCGCAACTTTAAACAGAAGATCGGTACCATCGGCTACAACAGCTTGGATGTCAGATGCAACGGTAGATGCTGGGTAATATTGGCTGAACAACTGATAGCCCAGTACGGGATCAGTATAAGTACAACCAAGAAATACACCAATTGGCGTCATTGCTGCATCAGCAGTATCACGCTCAACGGTGCCTCCGGTAACTAACTGGACGGCATCACCATAAAAGATGCTCGTGCCGTAATTGCTCGCAATACCATATTGACGAGTTACGCCCACGAAAGGTACGCCGCTTACCAGTTTTACCGGAACTAGCCCATAAGGGCCGTTAACAGATGGATAAGCCATGTTAAGCTCCTATAATTTAAGTTCCATTACCAAAAGTAACCTTCGTTTTCCGTTCGTTGAACAGAGGCATACGAGGGTCATTTTCTCTCATAAGGTTGTTATCCACGGAGTTCATCTGAGAACGAGTCTGATTATCGTAATATTCAGAGCGTTCTTCAACTAACTCTATGGGGGCCTTACAAAGCATTAAACCACCAATAACTACGTTGTCCTTGAAACGATCATTTTCGATAGAAACAAGTGTAATTTCGGGATGATCTACGGCTTTTACTTGCACCCAACCTTCTCTTAATTTCGAGGATACGTTAGTGGCGTCAACTTGTCCTTGCGTGCTAACACGAACCCAGTGAAATACGTAGCCCGGCTCGGGATTTGGAGATGGAAGCATCTCTGGACGCTGCCAAGCCTTTTTACGGACCGTTTTTTCTCGGGTTTCTAGCTCACGATCAATTCTGTTAGTAGCCATTACTGTTTCCTCATATCTAATGCAACCTGCTTGGCGTATTGTTCGGGGGTAAGCCCTAGGCGTTTTGAAAGCTGATACTGTGTTTGCGTGAGCCTAATTTTCTTAGGCGCTGTGCTCCGCGTAGCGGGGGCAACCACATTTGAGCGTTTCTTTGGCCTCTGTACCTCCTCCGAATCCTCGAAGTTTTCGGGGAATAACTGTCGCATACGAGAATCTATTCTCTCGTAGTAGTTATTACTCTGAGGGCTTATTCCCTCTTGGACAAGTTTGTTGTGCAACCCCAGAGCAAAGCTCGTCATCTCAATATCTTGGTTAAACCACGGGTTATCTTGTTGCCAAGCTACGGCCCGTTCGTCAACCGCGATCTGCTGCGGGGCGACTTCAGGTTCCACCTTAACAGGTGTTTCTGTGTCCTGTAAAGCTGGTAACTTAAAATTATTTAGCCTATCGACCTTAATCTTAGCGTTCGTTCGGCTTTCTTGTGCATTTAGAACTCCATCTGAGTCCCCAGCCTCATACGCATCTTTGTATGCTTTCTTGGCTGTTTCGTGCTCAACCACTGCACTACGTTTAGCTTGATCAAGCAACGCTGCCTGATTCTTGTTGACGTTACCCTTTAGCTTCTTGTTTTCTTCCACAAGTTGCTGAGTAATGCGCTCAAGTTCTTCACGCTCCCGCAATGCTGATTCTTTAGCACGGCGCTCGTCGTGATAGCCTTTACTAAAATGCTGGATACGCTTGCGTACTTTTTCAGAATACTCTTCAAGCTCATCGTCTGTTATGTCTTCCGGTGGATCAGACGGTTTACGGTTGCGATCAGCTTTCGGCGTATCGTCAACGACTTCAATCTCATATTCGTCGTCATCAGAATCCACTTCACTTTCAAGTTCATCCTTGTTTCGTTTAGCTTCTGCCTTAGCTTTCTTACCTCCAATATCAACTTCAATTGCACTAGAAGCCTCCACTTCAATATCTTTGATTTTCTGTTCTTCGTCGGGAAATTCGTATTCAACTTTTTGAAAGGGCATCGGTTATCTCCTATATAGCCATGATACCACTAGGATCAGGGATTACCGCTTCCACTGAATCGTCGTTCATCAATCTAAATTCTTTGCCGTTTACTTTGAAGCGCGTGCCCGTATTCATACGGAACATCACGTAGTCACCTTGTTTACACCAAGGCCCTTCAGCGAAACGTTCTTTATCTGTATAAGCCCCATCGCCCATGTCTATTACGATGCCCATGATCGACATGATGTACTCTTTGTGCATCTGGTCAGTTGTTTTTAGGAGGGTGCTACCTTGGTAGTATTGTTCCACATCAGGTAAAGCGACTAACAAACGGTACCCCGTAGGTTTAGGAAGTTGAGATTCCCACTCCTCGTTAGTAAGTTCCCGCTCTTTGTTCTTTGGTTTTGCCGTAGCTTCGGCGTCCATCTTTTTTCTTAGTGCATCAGGGACTGCAATAGCCCTAGTCTGAGTATTAGTCATTATCTTCATCCATATAGTTACGCGAGAGGTCTTCTACGTATTGTTTGCTGGCTTCAAGACCCCGAATTAAGCCAACAATTTCCTTGTATCCTGCGAAGTCTTTAGCAGACCCCCCAGCAAGAAATTGCGTTGCAGACGAGATGTCCTCGTCGATTTTCTGTGTAAGCACGTCAAAGACGGTTTTTGCCACAATTAGCTCCTATTATTTTTACCCGACATTAATTTAGCTATCTCTAGGTCCAGCTTGTTGCTGTCTCGGCGTCGATCCGCAGCCAGTTTGACACCTTCTTTTTCAGCCTCAATCTGGAGTTCTTCTTGGTCTATCTTCAAGCGTGCAGCATCTAGCGTGGCGTCTGCTTGGTCTTTCTGAGACTTACGCTGTAGGTCCGCCTGTCTAATCTGCATATCTGCTTGATCTTTTTGAGCCTTACGCTGCACTTCTTGCTGCTTGATCTGTAGTTCTGCTTGTTGCATCTGCACTGCTGGGTCTTGTGCTTGCTGCTGTGCTTGCTGCTGCGCCGCCTGCTGCTGATGTGCTTGCGTAAGTTGCTTGCCAGCATCTGCCATTAGACGTGATAGCTCGGTTTCGATACCTTCTGGCAAATCTTCGCCCGGAGGTGGTAGTGATGCACCTAGCTTTTCTTCGATCTGTTTGCGGTAGCTGAACCCAAGGTGCTCGGCAATGTGTGCCTGTAACGCGGCCATAATCTGCTGGCCCTGTGGGTTTTGCCCAATTGCTTGTGCGATCATAGGGTCCTGCATAAACGATTGGTGTACAGCCATGTGTGCATCGTGGTCTTGGTGAATAAATGCGCGTATTGGCTTTCCGTTTAGCGCATCCATATTCTCGCTGACTGGATCAGTAGGATTGAGATCGTCTTGGGTTGGAACAAGTTTATCAGCGTTCTTTACACCTAGTACCTCAATCATCTGACGGTGTAGCTGTGGCAGGTCATAAATCTGCGGTGCCTGTTGCGCCATCTGCAACACAGCTTGGTACTGAACCACTCGCTGTGCCATTGTAGAGCTATTCGGGTCACTGACAGGGATTACGTCCACCATCATGTAATCAGCCTGACGTGCGCTTATCTCGCCTCGTAGGGGCTGGTAACCATATTCTTCCGGCGCGTGCTCCGACATGATTGCCTTGAGTAGTTTAAACTCTTGCTTCATGGCATAATGAACACGGGCCTGCACTGCTGCCATTGGCTTGAGAGTTCTCTCTAACAAGGCCAGTGTAGTGCCCACCGGAGCATTAGCAGACATGTCCGAAATGTTCATGTCGCTAATCGCACCCAATCTACGACCTTCAGTCGTAATCTGGTTAAGTAGCGCGAGCAGTGTTTGGCTAGGTTCCTTGTAAGGCAGCGGCATGATGTTGTCGCGGATACTGCCTGACGGCACGTCCACATCTTTCCACTCACCGGGTTCAATCGGTGTATCATCGCCCTTGATACGCAGTCCACGGGACTTCAATCCGCCGGGGAGGTTCGACAGTGTGCCAGCATCAACTAGCTGACGTATCAAGGACGTCCCAGCCTTCGCATATCCACCAATGATATGGATCAGGCCAAGCCCGTAGAACCCAAATCCCGGCACATATACATAATGTACAAAGTGCTGACGCTTCAGCATCAACTCATCTTCTGGGTCCCAGTTACGGCGAATTGCTAGAATCTCACCCGTACCGCGTTCAATAGTAACCACGTAGGGCTTAGCAATTTCGTCGTCGTCTTCTTCGTCAATACCATCAATAATCAGATCGGCATGAATCTCGTATACTGCAAAACGGCTGTCGTCTGTGATAGAGAAGCCGCCTTCTTCGGCCTTCTTCTCTTCAATATCGGTGTGGAACGGTTCTGGCTCCCCGAGGTCTACTTCTCTGTAGAACCCAACGGCCTGTAGCTTTTTCAGTTCATTCTTTGTCTTCCGCATAATGTGAGTAACGCGCTCTGCGGACTCAATATGGGACGCACCATAAGGTACAATCACGTCTTCTGCGGGGATATAGATGGCTACTTGACGTCCTAAATTGGGATCGTAGTAAACCTTTTTAAACGCTGAACCTGCTAATCCAAGGCTATACAACATCCGTTCGTGCTCTGGACGGTACTCAACCATGCGCTCTGTCAGCTCATAGTTCATGTCCGCTTTTACACGTTCTGCTGCTGCAACCTTATCTTTGGTTTCTTCCCCAATAATTTTGACCTTTACAGGCCCTGCTGCGGGGAATGTCTCACTCATAGTCTCCGCTTGGAAACGTATAGCAGCTTCGGCCAAGACTGTGGAATACACACCACAGGCACCTTCCCATGGTTCAGTGCGCTCTTCGGTTCTCATGCCTAGGGTGTCTAAACCCTTTACGAATGTGTCGGCCCACTCTTTACGGCTCTCGATGTCCGCCTCGACCAACCCAAGCAAATCTCCAGACAGCTCGCGCAGCTCCCCGTCATCGAGGCCCTCTGCTAAATTGCCATCAAAACCTAGCATGTCAGAATCATCGGCGTCAGGGATTAACGTAATCTCAACTGAACCGTCATCAAGGATCACAGCCTCGGGATCAATAATCTCGATCTCCAGAGCTTCACCCTCTGCAACGGCGCTATCGTCTAGTTCCGCTTCTTCATCCAAACCCATAGGGGCTGAATATAACCCTTTTTCTATCGCCATAATCTAGCCTCTCAGTAAAATCCACCGCGACGTTGGCGGAAGTATTGTTGCTCTTCTGGCTCATCAGTAGGTAGGCGAATAAACCCGCCTTGTCTAAATCTCATAAGCGCCATCACCGTTGAGTCCACTAAGTCATCATGACTCATAAAAGGGAATCCGGCAATCTCTTCTACCACTTCTTCCGCCCATCTAGTAGCAGGTACCCAACAAATACCTGATGACACAATATCAGCAACAGAGTTTAGACGTGCTAATTTGTCACCCGATCCACGGTGCGGGGTAAACTCCGATACAGATATACCCATGCGCCGCATTTCT